AGGAGCTGCACGGCCTCTGGGTCGCATTGCCTGACGGCGACGATCTCAAAGAAGCGTGGCGCTTTGCCTTCCTTAACGTCGGCCATATCAACGCCGATAGTGATGGAACCATCGGAGTCAACGACCCCGGCGAGGTAAGCAAGGTCGAGATTGTTCATGGCGAACAAGATACCAGAACGGGTTCTGGTTCGCGAAAGCTAAAGCGCGCGTCAGGCGACGTTTACACAGCCAAAGCGTTTGCTCACCCGCAGTCTGAGCCGCGGGGCAGCCAAAGCAATTTTGGCGACTTCGCAACAAGGAACCGCCGCTCCGTCTGGACAGTCGCAACGCAGCCCTTCTCCGAAGCACACTTCGCCACCTTCCCGCCGGCGCTGATCGAGCCGTGCATCCTCGCTGGGTGCCCGACTGGAGGAACGGTTTTGGACCCATTCGGCGGCGCCGGCACCACAGGGCTGGTTGCTGACCGCCTCGGCCGCGACGCCATCCTTATCGAATTGAACCCCGAATACGCGGACATGGCCCGCAAGCGCATCGGCGCCGACGCAGGCATGTTCGCCGCGATAGAGGCCGCCTGACATGACCGAGTACCTCCACGACCTCAAGCCTCCCCGCTCCACCATGGAGATCATCATCTCGGTCCTGTCGAAGCTCGACAACGAGCCCTTCTCCTCCCCAGAGGATCGGGCAAGAAGGTTCGCAGCTCTCCTGAGCCTCGAGGGAAAGCAGATCCTCGACGCAATCCCGATGCCGAGGGCGCGATGACGAAGACCGACAGCACCGCAGCAGCCTGCGTCGGCAAGGAGCGCTTCGCCACCATGTCGCTGGCGCAGAAGGTTGCCGATCGACCACGCCGCGGCGCTTACACGCTCAAGGCCTACCGCTGCACCGCCTGCAAGGGCTTCCACCTCGGCAACCCCATGCTTCGCGAGCCCAACGGCCGCCACAGCCGCAAGACCGAGAACGTGATGGCCCGCCGGCAGCAGGAGGCCGAGATGAGCGCGGACGAGGCCAAGTCGGTCGTCATCGAAGCCCGTGTACGCCACGGCATCCCGAGGGAGTACGCTGACCTCCAGGACGCCGGCCGCCCCAACGCGGGCACCATCCACGGCATGATGCGGATCAACGGGATGCAGGACCGAAACGATCCGACCGGCCTGACCGACGATCAGTTCGCCGCGGCGGAATGGTTCCTCGGAAAGCGCCTCGCCTACCTCCGCGCCATTGGGGCTCCCGGCCGTCCTCATGAGCCATCCGAGGCAAGCGGAACGGGAGGCGTCAGCATCGCAGAAGCCAACGCCGAGTGGGCCAAGGTGATGCGCGTGCTGCAGGACGTGAGCACCGAGCACCGCGCCCCGGTCATCGCCGCGTTCGATGCGATCCTCGTCCGCCAGAGCTTCGTTCCAAGCCTCGTAGGTGATCTCCGCCTTGGGCTGAACGCGATTTATCGGGCATTTCTCGTGGGGCGTCGCCGTGCCGCTTGACACTACGGGGCTGGCATGTCATCGAAATTATACGTCATCGTATGCGCGTTGCGCCGGTCTGCACCCGCAGCCGGCGTTTTTGTTTAGGGGAGGTCGCCAATGAGAATTGGGCGGCCACCCGTCAAGACACGCGCAGCGTACCTGTCGCCTTCCGAGACCGAACGCGAGCCGAATGGCCGGAGAAGCCGCAAGGCAGCGACCAGCGTCCGGCCGGTCGTCTACTTCATAGGCACTGGCGTTGACAGCCGGATCAAGGTGGGCCGCACATCGGCACCTCTCGGGCGGCTCCAGGATCTACAGGTTTCAAACCCTGAGCCGCTCCGGCTGCTGGGATGCATCGGCTGCGCGAGCGTCGATGACTCGGCCAAGCTGGAGAGCCTGCTCCACAAGCTGCTCACCGCAAAAGGGCGGCATCTTCGGGGCGAATGGTTCAGACTGACGGTCAAGGAAATCGACGCGATCGAAGTCGCGTTGGGCCTCGACATCCGCAGGCCAGAGGCCAACGGAAACGCATCTCTGTGGCCTTCAGCAGCCACGTCACATTGACGCTTTGCGCCCGCCCGGCCCCACCGCGGCGGGTTTTTGCATTCCAGCCCCTCCCAGACAGGAGGCAGCCGACATGACCGGCCGCCCGAGTCTCGCATGTATACGCCAGAACTAGCCGCTCGCATCTGCGCCGAGATGGCGAGGGGCAGGAGCCTTCGTTCGGTCTGCTCCGATGAGGGAATGCCCGCCGAAAGCACGGTGAGGCTCTGGGCAACAGAGGATCGCGACGGCTTCGCTGCGCACTACGCCCGCGCGCGCGAGGCGCAGATGGATGCGCTGGGCGAGGACATCCTTGAGATCGCGGACGACACGCGGGGCGACTTCAAGAAGAACGCCGATGGTGTTGAGGTCGTCGATAGTGAGGCGATCCAGCGCTCAAAGCTGCGCGTTGACGCTCGCAAGTGGCTGATGAGCAAGATCGCGCCGAAGCGGTACGGCGACAAGCTGGACCTTGAGCACTCCGGCCAAGTGCAGATCAGTCGCATCGAGCACGTGATCGTAGACCCGAAGTAGCAAACCATTCCGCTCTGCTGCGGGGTCGATAGGAACGATTTTGCTCAGCAGGCCGCTCAGCATCCCGACAGCCCGAGCATTTGCGCCACTTCTACCGCCGGCCCGCTACAAGGGCGCGCATGGCGGCCGAGGTTCGGGCAAGTCCCATTTCTTCGCCGGCCTCATGGTCGCCACGGCGCTCGGCAATCCAGGCTTCCGAGGCGTCTGCATCCGAGAGGTTCAGAAGTCCCTCAAGGAATCAGCCAAGCGCCTGATCGAGGACAAGATCAGCGAGCACGACCTCGGCACGCTGTTCGATGTGCAAGAGGCCCAGATCAAGACGCCCGGTGGCGGCGCCATCATCTTCCAGGGCATGCAGGATCACACGGCCGAAAGCGTCAAGTCGCTTGAGGCCTTCGATGTGGCGTGGGTGGAAGAGGCGCAGTCGCTATCGCAGCGCTCGCTCACGCTGCTCCGGCCGACGATCCGCAAGGATGGCTCCGAGCTGTGGTTCTCATGGAACCGCACCCGCAAGAACGATCCAGTGGACCTGCTGCTGACCGGCGAGCACAGGCCGACCGGCGCCGTTGTCGTCCATGCCAACTGGCGGGACAATCCGTGGTTCCCGTCCGTGCTCGAGCAGGAGCGGCGTGACGATCTCCGCGACCGTGCCGAGCAGTATCCGCACATCTGGGAAGGCGACTACGCCAAGGTGACAGAGGGAGCCTACTTCGCCACCGACCTGCTCAAGGCCAAGGCCGAGGGCCGCATCTCCAACGTCAGCCGCGACCCGCTGATGACCATGCGGGCCATCTGGGACATCGGCGGCACTGGCGCCAAGGCTGACGCCTGCTCAATCTGGGTTGCCCAGTTCGTTGGCCGCGACATCCGCGTGCTCGACTACTACGAGGCGCAGGGACAGCCTCTCGCGACCCACGTCAACTGGCTCCGCGAAAAGGGCTACGGCAAGGCGCTCTGCGTTCTGCCGCATGACGGCTCGACCAACGATCGCGTCCACGACGTGTCGTTCGAGAGCGCGTTGAGGCAGGCAGGCTTCGAGGTTCAGGTCGTTGCCAACCAGGGCAAGGGCGCTGCCAAGGCTCGCATCGAAGCAGCCCGGCGCAGGTTCCCAAGCATCTGGTTCAACGCCTCGACGACGGAAGCGGGCAGGGACGCCCTCGGCGCCTACCACGAGAAGCGCGACGACGCCCGCAACATCGGCCTTGGGCCGGAACACGATTGGTCGAGCCACGGCGCAGACGCCTTCGGGCTGATGTGCGTGGCCTACGAGGAGCCGCAGCAGGGCAAGCCGGCGGTTGATCCGCTGGCGGCCATGCGAGGCCGCGGTAGCTGGATGGGGCGATGATGGCAGACGACGCCGCGATCCGCTCCCGCCTCACGAACATCGCGTCATCGGTGGAAACGCTCGTCCGCTCGATCTCTTCGGACGATGCAGAGCGCAACAGGATCGCTGCCGCCATGGAACGCATCAGCGCAGCGAAGAAGGCATCGAATGGCTGACGCCACGCCCAAGGCTCCGGCCTCGGCATCCGATACCGTCAAGGACATCCTCGACCGCTACAAGCGCGCCGAGGAGCGTGAGCGCGACAACATGCTCGCGGCCTACGAAGACCTTGAGTTCTACGCCGGAACGCAGTGGCCTGACGATCAGGCCAAGCGTCTCGAGGACGAGGGCCGCCCCGCTCTTACGCTCAACCAGCTCCCGACCTTCGTCCGCCAGGTCACGAACGACATTCGCATGATGCGGCCGGCCATCAAGGTCGTGCCGGTGGACAGCAACGGGGACCCCAAGACCGCCGACGTGATCGGTGGCATGATCCGCTATGTCGAGAACCGCTCCGACGCGCAGGCCGCCTACTTCGACGGCATGGACAGCCAGGTTGTCGCCGGCATCGGCCATTGGCAGGTGACGACGGAATACGCCTCGGAGCGCACCTTTGACCAGGAACTTCGCATCATCCCCGTGGATGATGGCGTGGCCGTCCTGTGGGACCCCGATTCCTCGCTGCCGACGCGCGAAGACGCCATGTGGTGCTTCCAGCCCGTCGATCTGACGCGGGACGCCTTCAAGAGCCGCTATCCCAAGGCCTCGGCCGATCCGCTGGAGAGCGACAAGCCGCCCGAAGGGTGGGTGAGCGAGGATCACGTTCGCATCGCCCGTTATTGGTGCAAGAAGCCCGTCAAGCGGACGCTGGCGCTGCTCTCCGATGGCTCGGTGATCGAACTCGACACGCCCGAGAAGATGGCCGAGGTCGATCAGGCGAACGCCATCCTCGCGCAGCAGGGCAAGCCTCCGGTTCGTGTCGAGGAGCGGGACGGCTTCAAGGTCACGCATTGCGTGGTGTCGGCAACCGCCGTGCTCGAGGAAGAACAGGACTGGCTCGGCCGGTACATCCCGATCGTCCCGGTGTTCGGTGAGCAGGTCCGCATCGGCCGCAAGGTGCTTCGCCGCGGCATCATCCGCTTTGCGAAGGACGCGCAGCGGATGTTCAACTACGCGCAGAGCGCCCAGGTGGAGGCGATCGCCTTCCAGACCAAGGCGCCGTGGCTGGTGACGGACAAGAACGTCCAAGCCTATGCGGCGGAATGGGCAGAGGCCAACAACAAGCCGCTGCCATACCTTCGCTGGACGCCTGACGGCGGCAATAACGGTGCGCCTCCGCAGCGCATGAGCCCGCCGATCGCGTCGCAGGGTATGGCCGAACTGATCGCTCAGGCCGGTCAGACGATGAAGGACGTGACCGGCATCCAGAACGCCGGTCTTGGCAAGCAGTCCAACGAGACTTCCGGCAAGGCGATCAACGCCCGGCAGCGGGAAGGCGACGTGGGGATGTTCACCTACGTCGACAACTTCGCCCGCGCCATCCGCCACACGGGGACGATCCTCATCGACCTGATCCCGAGGGTCTACGACACCCAGCGCATGATCCGCGTCATGGGCGAGGACGGCACTGTTGACCTCGTGCCGATCAACACGCCGCAGCCCGATCCGGCCGGCGGGATGGGCAAGGTCGCCAACGACCTCAGCGTCGGCGCCTACGACGTTGTTGTCCAGTCCGGCCCCGGCTACTCGACCAAGCGGGAAGAGGCAAAGGAGGGCATGATCGCGCTCCTGCAGGCCGTCCCGGATGTGTTCCCGCTCATCGGGGATCTGATCGCGAAGTCGCAGGACTGGCCGCTGTCGGACGCCATCGCGGCCCGGCTCAAGGCGACGATCCCGCCGAACATCATCGCGGCCGAAGAGGCGGCGAAGAGCGGCGAGCCCGCACAGCCGCCGCCTCCCGAGCCTCCGGGCCCGGCAGAGATCGAAGCGAAGGCCAAGGCTGACAAGGCCGTTGCCGACGCGAAGAAGGCCGACACCGAATATCAGATCAAGGACCTTGAGCTGGGCGCGATGATGGCAGAGGGCGTTCTTGGCCCCGATCCGGGCGAGGCGATGCCCGCCGGTCCTGCACCCGCTCCCGGCCAGCAGCCAGCCCCGGCAATGCCGCAGGCTGCGTAGGAGACACCAATGACCAAACCCGCCAGAGCGAGAACGGAGTTCGCGCCCGTCGCCGGCCAGCCTCCGACGCCTCAGTCGGCGCCGGCCATCGAGGTCACGGCCAAGGGCGACGACCACAACACCACCGTCATCCGCGACCGGGCGATCAACCTTCGCGACAACCTCGTTCGTGTCTGTGACGGCGAACGGCTCGACCGATCCCGTGATCTTCTGAACCGCGCCGTCGCCGTAGCGCTTGGGAAGGGCTGACCAATGTCCAACGACGTTTCGATCCAGGCCTCTCCGAGGGAGACCATTGCGGCCTCGCAGACCGGGCAGGTGCTCGGCGGCTCTGGGGCCAAGGGCGACTACCTTTCGCATCTACTCGTCATCCCGGCCACTACGTCGCCCGGCGCTGTAGCGATCCTCGACGGCGCAACATCGATTACCGTCTTTGCTGGCGGGGCGTCGAGCGTGCCAAGCCTGATTCCGTTCACGATACCCTGGGGCGAGAACAGTTCTGTCGGCCCTTGGAGCATCACCACGGGGGCGAATGTGTCGGTGGTGGCTTTCGGACGGTTCGGCGCCTGATGTCACGGCTGATGGTGCCGCCGTATGCGCTGCTCCGCGGTGCTCAGGGCGCGGCATTGGCTGGGGCGCCTGTCCCCTTCGATGCCTCCGATCCCTTCGCGAAGTACGCGGCCCCCGGCGTCTGGGTAAAGGATTTCGATTACAGCCGGGCCGCACCTTCTGGCCTGAGCCGAATGTATCAGGCGAGCAACGGCAACGTGCTCGTCTCGGCCACTACGCAGACAATTGGCTTCGTGCTCGACGAGACGGCAGCGATCGGCGCCACGGTCTTCTCGGACGACTTCGGTAGCTATGCCGACGCTGCGGCCGTGGTCGCGGCGGGCTGGGTCGTCCAACACTACAACGGCACAGCGACGGTCGTCGATAACACCCGCCTTACCCTCGTCAGCGGCGTGGCTCGCGTCACCAATGGGGTCGGTTCGAGCGACTTCGCCTCGGCAGCGAAGGGGTTCACCTGCGTTGTTGGAAAGACCTATCGAGTAACGGCCGCGGTCATCCCGGTAACAGCAAGCCCGCAAGTGGTTGTGCAGATCGGCACGACTGCCGGCACCAACGGAACCATGCTCATCAACCTCGTGCTCGCCACGAGCCAGACGTGGGTGGGGTATTTCCGGGCTACTGCGACCACGCACTACTTCGCATTTGGGCACGCCGGGGGAGCAGATAGCGCATCCGTTGGCTGCGACAGCGTCGTCATCGAAGAACTCGTCGGCGATCACCTCATCCAAACGACCTCCGGTCAGCGCGGCACATCGCAGGACGTGTCCGGGGTGAAGGTCTGGCGCGGCGATGCCGTTGACGACAACCTCCTTGCCGCCATCTCCCCCGCAGTGGCCACGACGATGTTCCTCCGCGTCAAGCCGACGGGCGCGGCGCGATATCTGGCCGGCACGCTGGGCGGCTCGACCACCCGGTTCTACATGACCTGCAACGTTACCACGGGCCAGCTCGGAGCAGGCGTCGGTTCCGTCACGGAGAGTACGATCACTGGCGGCAGCGACATCCAGAACATAGAGGGCGTCGCGGTGCTGCGGGCGACAGGTGCGCGGGTCTCCCTCTGGTGGTATCCGGTCGGCGGTGCTCTCTCGCAGCTTTATGACGACGTGCAGACAGGCAGTCCCACGACGACGATCCCGTTCCGGTTCGGTGCCATCAACAATAACGGGACCGTAGGATCGGCGCCGATGGCCGGCGATCTATACAAGATATTCGTCGTGCAGGCCGCGATGAGCGACGCCGATGTTGCGACGATGGCCGCGGCGATGGCCGCCTAGGAGCAAACATGACCGATCGTTCCTGCGTTCTTGTCGTCACCGACGCCGTGAAGGCCGTCGTCAACTCTGTGCTGGAGGCGCAGGGCCTCGGGCCGGATAATATCGCCCAGCCGGCCGGCGCCGAAGACAACGGCCCCACCACACACTGGTTCGGGCATTCGTTTGCCGATGAGGCGCTGTCCTCCGCATGGCTCGCCTACGCCGAAGGGACATTGCCGACCGTTCAATATCCGTGGGGGTTTTTCGGCAACCCATCCGCCGACGACGCGATCGCTGCGTCAGCAGGGTTTACGATCTCGGTTTCAGCAGGTGAGGCTGTGCCGGTCGATCACCTGAATGGCATTCTTGCCGGGATGGGCCTCGTGCCGGTCATCGCCGTCTAGCGCGATACATGATCGGCGGCTCGTCGTCGTCGATACCGATCCGCCGCTGCACCCATCGCAGCCAGACCCGCTGTCCACACACTTCGACAGGATGCCAGGCGAGCCAGCGGCGCCAACGAGTATCGGGACCGACTAGGCGATCTTTTAGGCTGAGCACCGCGATCAGGGGCAACGCGGCAAGGATGCGAAAGCGGTCCATTCCCTAACCCTACACCCAACTCCGGAGCGTCGTGAAGACGCCCCTATTCCTAGATGGAGATTCATTCCTTGGACGACACCGAGCAGGCAGCCGTACCGGCCGCCGCACCGAACCCGGCCGACCAGCCGACCCCCGACGCTCCCACGCCCGAAACGGCCGCAGCCCCCGAAGGCCAGCAGCCCGCCCCGGAAGGCGACGAGGACGACGAGGACGCGCCGGTAGACATCTCCAAGCCCCTGACCAAGAGCCAGCTTCGCCGGCTCCAGCGCCAGACCAAGGAGCGGGAGACGCAGGCCGAGGTGGCCCGCCTTCGTGAGGTCGTGCAGACCCTCGAACCGCCGGCCCGCGTCCTCAGCCTTGAGGAGCGCATCGGCGCCCCGCCGAACCCGCAGAACTACCAGGGCAACCCGCAGGCCTACTGGGCCGCGAAAGCCACCTACGACATCCATCGGCAGGTTGCCGAGCGCCAGATTGCCGCCGAAAAGACGGTGGCTGAAACGCGCGAGACTGCCAAGCGGCAGACCATCGCGCGCAACTACGAAGAGCGGCAGAGCAAGGCCCGCGCTCGGCTGCCGGACTATGACAAGGTCATGGCCGCGGCGGCTGGTATCGAGGTCCGACAGCCTGTCATCAACGCGATCGTGGAAAGCGACCTCTCTCCCGAGATCGAATACCACCTCGCACTCAATCCCGCGAAACTGCACGCGCTGAACAACATGCGCCCCGAGCAGGTGGCCCGAGAAATCGGCCGCCTCGAAGCGGCGCTGGCATCGGCCCCGCAGCCCCGCACCGCAACCCAGGCCACTCCTCCGGTTTCGCCGCTCAAGGGCGGATCGGCAGGCCCGGCGAAGACCCTCAGTGAACTCGCCAAGGGCGAGAACGCCGAGGGCTACATCGCAGCCCGCCGCGCCGAACGAGCCAAGCAGCGCGCCTGATCCCCATCGGCTCGTCGCGAGACGCGCCTTTTCCCCGTGCGGCAACGCCGCCTGAAGGACCCCAATGTCCAACACTACCCTTACCGCGGACATCATTGCCGCGGAGGCCCTCGACATCCTCGAGGGCGAACTCGTGATGGCGAACCTTGTCCATCGCGGTCACGAATCCGAGTTCGGCAAGTCGGTCAACGGCTACACCGTTGGCGACACGATCTCGATCCGCAAGCCGGCCGACTTCACCGTCCGAGACGGTGCCGTTGCCACCGTGCAGGATGTCGTCGAGGGCAAGACCACGCTCACGATCGACAAGCAGAAGGGCATCGACTTCAAGTTCACGTCCCTCGACCTGACCCTGAAGATCGGTGAACTTTCCGAGCGCGTCATCAAGCCGGCGGTGATCCAGCTCGCCAACCAGGTCGATCTCGACCTCATGGCGCTCTACAAGAAGGTGCCGAACCACGTCACGATCCCCTCGGGCGGCATCAACTCGTTCGATGACTTCGGCCTTGCGCCGAAGCGCATGGACACCTGTGCCATGCCGCAGGCCGATCGCTACGCGGTCATGTCGCCGGCCGACTCGTGGGCAATGCTGGGCTCCCAGACCGCCCTCTACATGTCGGACGTGGCCAAGAGCGCGTACCGTGAGGCCAAGCTCGGCCGCATCGGTGGCGTGGACACCTATAAGTCCCAGAACATCCCGGTCCACACGACTGGCTCGCGCACGGGCACCGACACCATCGGCGCTTCGTTCACGGGCGACACCTGGGCCAACGTCAAGAACCTCGGCTACTCGGTCGTGACCATCTCGAACATGGCAGCCAGCACCTCGACGCTGGCGGCCGGCGACACGCTCACGATCGCGGATGTCTACGACGTTCACCCGGTGACGAAGGCGGTGCTCCCGCACCTCAAGAGCTTCACCGTCGTCAACGCCGAGACCGCCTCGAGCAACTCGATCGCCTCGGTCGAACTCAGCCCGCCGATCATCGTCTCCGGCGCGCAGCAGACGGTCTACCTCGCCAACGGCACGACCGACATCAACACGAAGGTCGTGACCTACCAGGGCACTGCCTCCACCGGCTTCACGCAGAACCTGTTCTTCCACAAGAACGCCTTCGCGCTCTGCATGGTTCCGATGGAGAAGCCGCCCGGCGCCGTCGATGTTGCTCGCAAGTCCTTCAAGGGACTGAGCATCCGCGTCATCCCCTACTACGATGGCGCGAACGACGTTTCCAACTGGCGCATGGACATCCTGTACGGCGTCAAGGCCATCGATCCCCGCCTCGCTGTCCGCGCTTCGCTCGCGGCCGATATCTAGAAGGAACCGCCATCATGGCTCTCAAGGAACTCTCGGACGGCGGCCCGGACGGCACGCGCCTCGGCCAGTCGGCCACCGACCTCATCGGCTTTTGGGGCAAGGCCCCGTCTGCCCAGCGCGCCTCCTCGACGCAGGCCACGACCAACGTCGCGGTGTCTGCCTCGTTCGGCGCCACCCAGCTTGCGGCTCTGCAGGAAGTGATGAACGTCCTGATCGCCGCCGGTCTGATGAAGGGCTCCGCCTAGTTGCGGATCGCCATCCTCACCCCGACCAGGCGGCGGCCCTCTGCCGCCTGGCTCGCCTCGGTCGTGGCCTCGGCTCCGGTTCTCCGGGCTGCGGGCCACGATCCTCGCGTCGAGATCGAGACGGGCAATCCGTATATCTCGTTCGCTCGGGCGAAGCTGATGCAGCGCTGCCCGGAGGCTGACGCCTTCCTCTTCATCGACGACGATCTTGGATGGGAGCCCGATGCGCTCCTTCGGCTCGTCGAGACGCCCGACGACGTGGTTGCGGGCGACTACCGCTTCAAGATGGCCGAGGAAGAGTACATGGGAATTCTCGCCTCCGGCCCGAACGGCAAGCCCATCGGCCGCGCTGATGGCTGTGCGCTCGCTGAACGCGTTCCCGGCGGCTTCCTCAGGGTCACGCGCGCCGCGGTCGATCGCTTCGCCCACGCCTATCCGCACCTCCGCTTTGGCGATGCCATCGACCTGTTCAACCACGGCGCCATCGATGGCGTCTGGCACGGCGAGGACTACGCCTTTTCCAAGCGCTGGCGGGACATCGGCGGAGAACTGTGGGTGATCCCCGACCTGACGCTATCGCACCACGGCTGGGATGACGACGCGGTGTTCGTCGGCAATCTCCATGAGTTCCTGATGCGCCAGCCCGGCGGCATCAACGATCCGGCCCGGCAGGAGGCAGCATGACTGAGGCTGATTTCCTCGACTGCGTGGCCGAAAACCTCGGCATCCTCGCCGCCGGCCAGACGCTCGACGCCGAAAGCGCCGTCACGATCCGCCGCCGCATGGTTGGCGTCTTCGCCCGCCTCGTCCGCGAGGAACTTACGACGGTCGCCAACACCGACGACATCCCCGACGCCCAGTCGCTCGCGCTGGCCGACATAGTGGCCTTTGACTGCGCCGTCCCGTTCCAGATTTCGGGCGGCAAGACACAGGAGCTCGCCGGTTTTGCCGAGAAGGCCCTCGACAGCCTCCGGATGGTGACGAGCGAGCGGCCCCACAAGGATACGCTGTCGCTCCCCCGCTGGTGGGGCAGCCGCCGTGCCGGCACGTACAACGGCGTAGGCTAGATGCTCACAGCACAGCGGTTACGGGCCGTCCTTGCCTATGACGCGGGGACGGGAGACTTCACTTGGCTTGTCCAGCCGAACGGCCGAGTGTCGGCAGGGGCGGCTGCGGGACGGACGAATTCGCTCGGATATCGGCAGATTCAGGTAGATGGACGCCTTTACCTCGCCCACCGGCTTGCGTGGTTGCATGTGTACGGCGAGTGGCCCTCCCTCGACCTCGACCACGCCGACCGAAATAAGGCCAACAACGCAATAACAAACCTCCGTGAAGCGACGCGCTCGCAGAACTTGGCCAACACGAAAACCGCAAGGCACAACGTGTGCGGGATTAAGGGCGTCGGCTGGGACGCCGGGGTAGGCAAGTACCGGGCGCGGCTGTCCGTCAACGGGAAGCGCCGAACTGTCGGCTATTTCGACACCGCGAGCGAGGCTGGCGAGGCCTATCGAGCTGCGGCTATCGAAGCGTTCGGAGACTTCGGCAGGGAGGCCGCGTAGGTGGCTTCTATCAACTGGCCTGTCACCTCATCCCCCGGCGCACGCTTCGGGGAGAGTGCAGGCCGTCTCATCAATGCCTTTGCCGAACCGCTTGGGGATGGCGCACGCGCGCCCATCGTCCGCAAGCGCGTCCCCGGCCTCGCGCAGGCGGCGTTCTCCACCTTCTTCGGCTGCCGCGCCCTGCACCTCGTCGGAACCACGCTCCTCGCCGGCTTCTCCGGCCGTGTGGCGAGTGTGGACCTCACCGCAGGCACGATGACCAGCCTCGGCACCCTCGTCGGCTCCGAGCGCTTCACCGTCGCCCACAACAACGCCTCCACGCCCGACATCGTGGCCGTGACGGATACCGGCGCTTTCAACCTCTTCACCGCCTCTGGCCCTACGTCCTTCGCGGATGCGGACCTCCCTGCGACCCCGACCTGTGTCGTCTTCCAGAGCGGCTATTTTTTCTTCGGCTACCGGGATGGGAGGATCTTCGCCTCGGGGCTCAACGCTGTCACGATCAACGCGCTCGACTTCACGACGGCGCAGACCCGGCCGGGCGGTGTGACGCGGCTCATCGCCTACAACGGCGAGCTGCTCGCCTTCGGCCCCAACGCGATCGACGTATACCGCAACACCGGCAACGCCTCCGGCTTCCCGTACTCCTACGGCGACACAGTGGACAAAGGCCTCCTCGGCAAGTTCGCCATCGCGGGCTTTGAGGATGGCTGGGTCAATACGCTGATCTTCGTCGGAGACGACCATGTCGTCTACCGGCTCGACGGCTATTCGGCGGTCCCGATCTCGACACCCGATGTGGTCCGCTCCCTCCAGACCGTATCGGATGGGGATGACCTCGAGGCCCACGTCTACACGAACGGCCCTCATGCCCTGTGGTGCATCTCCGGGCCGGGCTTCACCTGGGAATACAACGTCTCGACCGGCTGGTGGAACGAGCGCAAGACGAACGGCTCCTCGCGCTGGCGCGCCTCCCGCTCCATCCGCGTGGACAATCACTGGTACGTCGGGGCGACCGACAGCGGCCTTCTCTACGAGATCAGCGACACGACCTACACCGAGGGGGACGATCCGCTGGTCTACGAGGTGCATTCGGCGCCTGGCGCGGCGTTCCCGGCCCGCATCTCCATCCCCCGCGCCGACTTTGACTTCGTCGTGGGCGTGGGTGTGGCCTCGGGCAGCGATCCTGTCGAGACCGATCCCGTCGTGGCCCTGTCGTGGTCGGATGACGGTGGCGGGCTCTGGTCAACGCCGCTCCTTCGCTCCCTCGGTGGAGAAGGCGAGCGCCGCACGCGGATCACGCTGTTTCGCACGGGGCTGACGGGGCCGATCGGCCGGCAATGGAAGGCCGTGGTTTCCGATCCCGTGTATGTGGGGCTCATTGCTGGCGCGATGGCAGCGCAGGCGCGTGAAGCGTGACGAACCTTCGCCCGCTGCCGTCTGACCGGGAGCCGATCGCGGCCAGCGGCGGTAAGGCCTCGCCACGGTGGCGCGCGTGGCTGCAGCGCATCGATGCGTTCGTTACCAGTCTCTTCAGCACGGCGAACACATGGACGGCGACCCAGACGTTCAATGCCGGGGTGAAGTTTCCGGCAACGCAGGTTCCGAGTTCGGACCCCAACACCCTCGACGACTACGAGGAGGGGACGTGGACCCCGGTCTTCGCCTTCTCGACGCCGGGGGATTCGGTCATCACGGTGGGGACCGCCCTTGGCCGGTACACCAAGACCGGCCGCACGGTTCACATCCTCCTCGTCCTGACGATCACGACAAACGCCTACACGACAGCTTCGGGCAATGCCGTCATCTCCGGGTTGCCATTCGCGCCTGCCGTCGAGAGCCCACTTTCGATGGGCTACACCGACAAGATCACCATCCCGGCCAATACCCAGCAGATTGCTCCGATGGTGACAACGAGTTCGACGGTCCTCTTGTGGGCCGTGAAGACGAACGCCACCGCCTCGACCCCGCTGACGACGGCGGCGTTCCCGGCGAGCACGGCCAGCATCACCTTTTATGTCTCCGGCACATACTACGTTTAGAGGCTGACCCCCATGGGCGTTCTCGGTTCCCTCATCAGCGGCGGCATGAACCTGATTGGAGCGGGCATTGCTGCGCGCCGCAACAAGGTCGCGCAGGGCCAGCTTGATACGATCCAGGGTCAGAACACCGGGATCATCAACAACTTCGACCAGCAGTTTTCCGGCACGTTCGACCCGTCGATCGCGCGTTCCACCGCAGGGGCGAACCTCTATGCCGACGCCAACGGCATCAACGGCGCGGAAGGCAATGCTCGGGCTGTCGGGGCCTTCCAGGCTGGCCCCGGCTATGGCTTTGCGATGGATTCCGGCATGCAGGCGCTCAACCGCTCTGCCTCCGCGGCTGGGATGCTTCCCTCGGGCAACACCCTCGCTGCAGCCACGACCTTCGGACAGGGCCTCGCCAATCAGGAATACGGCAACTGGCTCGGCCGCCTCTCGGGCTACACGGGCGAGGAGCGGACGGGGCTTGAGAACAAGGTTGGGCTCGGCTCGCTCGTCTCGACGGCGCGGCTGGAGAACAACGCCCAGCGTGCCGAGGGGCTGCAGGCCGGCATCAACGGTCGCCAGACCGCGATCGGCGGCGCCCTTGGGGCAGCCTCCAACGCCTTCGGGCAGGCTGCTGGCTATGGCGGTTACAACGCAACGCCCGGCTCCGGCGGCTTCTTCCAGCGTCTCAGGTCCAGCTTCGGCGGGGGCCAGTAATGAAGGCGCTTTCGCGCGATAGGCTCATTGCGGCGCTGCACTATGACCCGGATACAGGGGTGTTCTTGCGTCACACGGGCGAGGTCGCGGGGACGCTGATGAAGAACGGCTACCGTGAGGTGTGTGTGGACGGGCGCCGTTACTATGAGCACCGACTGGCCTTGCTCTACGTATTCGGTCAGATGCCGGCTGAAACGGTCGACCACATCAACGGCAACCGCGCTGACAATCGTCTAGCTAACCTGCGAGAAGCGACGCTCGTCGAGCAGAGCCGCAATACCAAGGTGCCCAAGACGAACACATCGGGCGTCAAAGGCGTGGCTTGGGATCGCGGGCGACTGAAATGGTACGCCTACATTACCTTTGAGGGCCGGATGCGGTCACTGGGGCGCCACGACAGTCTTGATGATGCAAGACGGGCGAGGACCGCCGCCGAGGAGCGCGTGTTCGGTCCGTTCGCGAGGGCCGCATAATGCCAGTGCCGTTCGGCTCGCTCGTTCCCCAGCGCTCCCGTGTCCTGCCTCAGGGCGGGGCCGTGCTTGGACAGCTCACCGGCACGTTCCAGCAGGGGCTAGAGCAGGGCCGCGCGCGTGCGGCCGAGGACGCCGCGCCCAACGACCTGATGAACTACCTCGACACGCTCGGGGCAAACTACCAGCAGCCGCGGCTAGGCGCTCTTGCTCCGACAGGAGCCGCCACGGGCTATGTGGCAGGGGAGGGGACCGCCCCGACCTACAACGGCACGCCGACGCGGGAGAACGCAGCCACGCAGGCGGCGCTTACCCCAGGCGATCCGACGTTCGACGGCCGGTTTGCCCTGCGCCGCGAGAACGCATCCCAGCAGAACCCGCCGGCTCCC